CCAATCATTTTTGAGCTGAGTCAGTAATGCTGTAAGCTGTCCTTTTTTCTGAGAGACTTCCTCTTTTGAGTTGTCAATCTCTTTCTTTAATTTTAATAATTGAGTTTCAGTCATGACTAAAAATGTGATTCGTTTAATTTAAAAATAGCTAATTTATATTCTTTGATTGCAGGTTCTAGATTAGACAAATGCATCAAATGAGTATGCTGACCTATTACTCTGTTGGTAAACATCTCTTGTGATTTTTCTTTATCCCTTTCTAATTCCAACAACTGCTTCTGCAATAATTCCAATGGAGTGATTATCATCTTTCTAATAGTTTTCTAATTTCTCTAAAAAGCCGGAGCCAACATAGTTTATGCTCTATAAGAGCACCTTCAGAGGTTTTAATAACATTGGTTCTGTGCCATTCTAAAAATACTCTTTGTCTTCGGGTTAAGCATGGTTTTTTCATAAAGCGTCATAGATTATAGTCATTACTTTTGATTTAACTTTATTCAATTTTTTGAATTGCTCAAGGTTGTCTTCAAAAGACATTGATATTTTCCAATCTCCATTTAACTTAGAAATAAAAGCATCTATCCTATTTTCTCTTTCCTTAATGACATCTAAGTGTTCCCGACTTACTGACTCTTTAACGATTGGAATATATATGGGTGTAACTGTATTATCCGCAGCGTGCCACAGATAAACACGAGGTTTAAAATCAATTTGATCTGCATCCATGCGAAATATAGATCCAGGATTAACAAGTAATCTGCCTTTGTGTTCTTCAACAAATGCTTGATGATTATCTCCTGTTAGTATTAAATCAAATTGCGGATATTTCCTTAATAGCTTTGCAGCTTTAGGATCTGTGCAACCCGGCCAAGGCTCTAATCCTTGGTATGTCATAATGTGCTGCATGGTTAATTGTCTTCCACGAACAATCCAACCTGTCCTGCCGTCACCTAATGATTGATTCCAATGTCCGTTCTGTGGAACTGAAACTTTTCCGTTTATCATTAAATTGTACAATCCGCATTTATAAACAAGTTCAAGATTGTGCTGCGGTGTGTCGTGATTCCCATAAACAGAAAAGAAGTTTTCTGGCATGTGTTTAGATGCCTCAGACAATAGCTCTGCACTAGGATTCCATTTATCAAATAAATCTCCAGCATGGAACACAGGACATTGATATTTCCTTTGCAATGCAGAAATAAAATCTACTTTTCCCCATTCTGTTTTAGGAAAGTTGTCTGTCCTACAAATAGGAGTATCTAGTCGCAAATGCCAATCTGCCGTTAGTATAGCATCTACTTCTTTGGTTATATTATTCCTTTGACGTTCCATTTTTAGTCTTCAAAATGTTTGTGCATTCCTTCAAGATCCCCGTAAGGATTATCTAATAAATTTGTTCCGCATAACGGGCAAACGTCAGGCATTTCTTTTGCAAAAATATCCAAATTGGATTGCAAGAGAATTTGAGTTGTCTTTAAATCAGTTATGGTACTTTTGATGTTCACTATAAACCGATAAAAAGTATTCCATTCTGCTTTTTTAGTTTCTACAACTTTGATATCCTTCAACAGTTTCTCTACCTCAGGTTGCAATCCTAACAAAGCTGTCCTTTCTTCAATATCCGTTTCTGTCAATTTAATGCCTTTAATCAATGAGATTAACTTGCCTTGCGAGATTAAGGATGTTTCACAAAGATTTCGCAAGCCTATTGCTTCTGTAACGTATTTATCTAATGCAAGTACTTTCTTTGTTTCTTCAATGGATTCTTGCACTTCTTCAATGTTAGAAAGCAAAACAGTTAAGTCGCTGCAATTACCTTTAAAACTTTTAACCTGCTTAGTTAATAATTCTAAAGACTCAACCTCTATCTCAAACTTTTCTAAGAACTCGTAATTAAGCAAATCCTCTTTCTGTTTTTCAACATCATTTTTGGTATACTCAATATCAGATTTTAGTTTGGATATTTTACCATTGATTGTAGTAATTGCTTTGTCTATCTGATCAATTTTTGCAATCTTGTTAAAATGTAAAGCAACCTCTCCTGCCGTTGAACTTAACAGGAAAGAACTGTCCATTTGATTCTGTAGATTGATTTCACTAAAGTTTAGAGTCTCTGAAATCTCTTTTGGTACTTCTGATCCAAACGCTCTAAACTCAGTATCATTTAACCAATACTCTTCTCGCTTGTCTTTAACCCTAGTAATAAGGTTTCCGTCAGCAAGTAATACAGCAACAGAAGAACGTCCACCCCAATTAGAACGTAAACCATCTCCAGACGGTCTGTTAAAAGCTGCTAACTTTAAGGATCTTATAATTGCAGTCTTTCCACAATCAGAAGTTCCGACAATTACATTAACACCTGGATGGAATTCTAACTCCGAGTGTTTATGTGATTGAATGTTCTCGATTGTTAATCTCTGGATTGTCATTTGTATTCTGATTTAGCTAATTCCAACAGCCACAAAGCATCTGCCTCATTATCATTTTTACCTGGATATTGAAGTAAACAATGAGCGGCAGCAATCATAGCAGGCTTTCCAGCATTACCTTTACCAGTAGCTTTTACTTTCATTTCCTTTGAGGAATATGCTCTATAATTAATACCTAGATCTTCACAAACTACTTTAATCTGTCCCTGTAATTCTGACTGGACAATTATTGCACCTTTAAACTGTCCTCCAGGACGTTCAAATACTACAAGATTAATTTTCTCTGAATTAATCACTTCGTGCATTTTAGATCTAAGTCTGATTAATCGCATACCTGCGGACTCGTCTCTCTTAGCAGTTAAATCCCAAACACCGTAGACTGTTCTTGATGTAGCCCATCCGCAATGTGTGGCAGGATCTATTGCTAAAATGTTGTAACTGCTTTTCTGATGCTGGGCATCTACTTTAGGTAATTCTGGATGTGGTGTTCTTGTTCTTTTACGTTCCATCTTAAGTATTTTGTGATTTAGGTTTCCAATAATCTTTTTTGTCTGTGTCTTCAATTGTAATCATTCCTGAAATAGCAAAAGAGGTTTCACACCTTATAAACTCTGTGGAATTTATTTGTGTGCATTCAGTTATATAGGCATTAAAAGAAATCAACATATCTTCTACTTGATTTATTTTACAATGAACAGCTTCATCCGATGCTAATAATTGGTGAGCATAGTAATTGTCCATGGTTCCTTTCATCATGTGAGATTGTCTTCCTTGAATATATTCATGTCCAACCTGTATAGGTTCAAAAGAAGAGGAAACCGTTGCTGAATATAAATTACAAATGTACTCTCCTTTTAAAGAATATATTTGAACCTCTCCTAATATTGCTTCTTCTTTATTAGGTCTTGTAACAATAGGAGTCGGAGTTTTTACCTCTGGAATAATTTTCTTAGGAACAATTGGTGCTTCTGCAGCTTGTATTTCTTGCAGTATTTTCGGAGATGCTGCAATAACACCTAAAGCAGCTAGGTTTCTAAAGAAGGATCTTCTTTCCATATTATTGGTATTTTTGGTTTCTTAACTTCGTAACAAAGTGCATGAACAAGGCTTACTCTTTGGATGCCTATTTCCATCACTTTATATGTTTTTCTTTTAAATGCAACTTCTGATCCAACAAACAATTCTACCTTAGTATCGTCTGAGAATAGAAATTTGTTTTGTCTTTCTTTAAGTTTGTTTTCCTGGACAACATAGTAGTTGATTGTCATTTGTAGGTTTTAGGCTGTTCGTATTCTTAATAATCTACGATGAGGAAGTTCTTTTTGATTTTGTGATATGTTGTACTTTACCAATTCATTTTTAATGTTCCTGATAGGGTCTATGTCATCTACAGTAACTTTATCAATAAAAGAAGTAAATCCTTCTATCACAAGACATTTGTAAGTTCTTCTCATCTTACCCAGGTTAAATTGTAAGGTATTGGTTTTTTCTGTTTATATTTAATAGATGGTAGACAAATGTTCCATTGATTGCCATACATCTTATATCTGACGTAGTACTTGCCTTTTTTTGACACTCTAAAAATGTAATAATAATTAGGCAGTGGACAAGGAAACCAATTTACGGAATCCAAGGCACGTTCTAGAGTCATTAATTTAAACAATGCAGGAGGATTGTACTGGATCAAATAACCTATTGTCCAGCACAATCCTTCTGTAGACTTTTTTCTTGTCCGTATCATTCTACAAAGAATTTAAAAACAAACCTTGCAGAATTGAAAGCCATAAAAAGCATAAATCCGTAAACATAAAGAAGAACAGCATACAATACAGCATCCATAATGAAGTTCTTCCTTCTTTGAAACCACGTAGCACTATTCTTTGTCAACATAACTTATCTCTTTTTAGGTTCTCTGACTTGTTCAAACTTAGCCTCAATTTCCTCCCAAAGATCAATAACTTGTTCTTTAAGTTCTTTTTCGAGACTTTGTTTCTCAACCATCTTAATTGATTCTTCCAACGAAGCAGTCAATTTAGCACCATTTACCGTATATGTGGTATTCTTGGTAAAGTTTTTAATGTACTGTAAATTGGCACGAATGTCATCGATACCATAGTCAAATAAGATGTAAAGTGGAGCAGTATGATAAGGTTTCCAAATACTTGATTTATAAACTTCTACCTCTACCTCAATCCCCATTACCCTGGAAACTTCCTTACCTACGACTTTTTGTTTGTCTTTGATTTTAGAAGGTTTGGTAAACTTTAATCTCAAAGAGGAATAGAATCCCACAGACACTCCGCCAGGTGTAGAATACTTTTCTCCGTAAGGTCCAGCGTCAGCATTCTGTCTAATTTGATTGCTACAAACCATAATATAGTTTTTCTCAGCAATAACGCGACAAAATTTACGAAGTTGTTCGCTGAAATCCTTTGCACGTTTCATTCCCATTTTATCGCCCTCTACCTTTTCCATTTCTAGTTCGGTAGATAATGCAGCAAGGGAGTCAGCAAAAATTCCATTAATAGCTTTCTTTTTAGTAGGAGCAGGTTCCCAGGAGTTTGCAGATTTGAAAAGCTCAACAACTGTATCTGGTCTACTGTACCCTTGTTCAGTTAATGTTAAACCAAACATGGAAGCGAACTGTTGATTAAGTCTTGCTTCGGGATCAGCAAACATTATATCCCCACCTTTTCTTTGTACGGCACCGGCAATCTCTGACAGTAGTACTGTCTTGCCCGACCCTGAGGGCCCAAACGCCTCTACAAATATACCTCCGGGCAAGCCTCCTCCTCTAATTCTCCCCCCTGATATGGCTAAATCAAGCAAGGTACTGCCCGTGCTTAATACAGTCCCAAAGTCACCATCGTATTCTTTCTTTTCTTTAACTTCTTCTTTTACTCTTTGTCTCATTTGACTGGATAATGTGGTTCTACTTCGTTCCATTATTGAAATTTATTAAAATAGATTTGATTGTGTCTTCCGATAAACCTTTCCATTCTAACTCTGCAATCAACTCTTCCTTAAATATGCGAATTAATGTACCACTATCTTTAGCTTTTTTTAATTTCCAAAGTGTAAGACATCTATCAGATATTTTAGTAATGAGTTTTTCTTTGTCAATTCCAGCTTCCCATTTCTCAACAAGACTGATGATTAATTTTGTCTTGGAAGATCCGTTTGCCAAAGAATACAAATTTAATGTATTCGCAAGACCCGGGGGCAATTTTACCCCCAGGTGTTTTGCACTATTTAAGTCTTTGCATTCTTTATGGAATACTTTTAAAATTGGCATGATTTATTTCTTTTTAGACTCTTTTGCATCTAAGCAATCATCCCAAAGAGGACAATCATTACAATCTTTAAACTTGTCGGTATCTACTCCGAACTGATGTTTGTTTGGACACTTTTCTTTAGAAGGGGAGGTCTTCTTCTTCTCCTCCTTTTCCTCCTTTACTTTTTTTTTACCTCCTTTTTCCTCAGCTACTTTCTTTGCCTTAGGAACTTCAATGTTCAACTCTTTTGCAATAGCTTTACGCAAAGACAGAAGATCGTCATCATAATCTTTAGCCTTAGTTGTAAGTTTGCCTTCTTTGCAAAGAGTTTTCATGTCGTTGTAAGACATCTCTTCCAACATTTCCCAAGACAATTCCGGTGCATCATCATCATCGTCGTCATCGTCATCGTCCTCTGTCTCAACAGGCTTTGCAGATTCAAGGATTGCAAGCATTTCTGTCTTTAACAGTTTCTTTTTGGTAATTGTTTTGAGTGTTTTCATATGCTTTTTGAAAACATCGTCACTTTTAGCAATCTCCAACAGCATTTCCACATCCTCAGCTTCTCCGATAGCATCTTCCAAAGACATATCTTCTGCAGCTTCCTTTTCCGGTTCTTCCTCAGGTTCCTCTTCTACTTTTTTCTTTTTACGATCAGATTTTTCTTCCTTTTCCGGTTTAGAATCCTTCTTGTCTTTCTTTTTGTCCTTTTTTGGAGCGTCATCATTATCATCCTTGCCAATGTCCTCAGGATCCATTTCCAGGAATTTTGCATCAAGCTCAGCATAAGTCAAAATCTTTAAGACTTTGTCCAAATTTGGAACGTCTTTTAGAATGTCTTCACTGTAAGGCTTTTTCCTTTTCTCAAAGTCAATCCTGCTTGCTTCTGCAAACGGTTTAGACGACCCAATTGTAGAACTGTCAAAACGTATTTTTAAAGATAAACCTTCTTCGAGGTCTGGGAACACTTGGTAGTCCTCATCCTCTTCCAACTCGTCGTTTAACAAGTTTTGGAACAAGTATTGACTGATGTCCATGAGATACGGTTTAACTTCGTGCTCTTTGCTATCCAAAGGAATAACTGCATAAAGAACTCTCAAAGACTGTTTCAATGCAGCAAGTTCTTCTTTGTCTGCACCGGCAGCTTGTCTTTTAGCTCTGTATTCACAAATCGGACATTTTTTACCAATAGAGGCAAGACACACAACCGTATCCTCATCAGAACCGATTTTCTTGTGTACCTTGTATGGGCGTTTGTACCACAATGTTCCAACAACTGCAATGTCCAAATCCGCATTTTTGTCTGGATGTTTCTCATCCGTTACTTCATAAGGCATGAAGTCCAATTTAACTTTACTTCCAGGTTTAGGACTGAATACACTTACACCTTTTGGTAACATTAAGTGACCGTAAGAAGACCCTTGTGATTGCTGTCTTTTTGAATCACTAGCTACTTTACCTCTGAAACTACTCTTTTTACCTTTTGCCATTTGTTTTTAATTTAAAAAATTAACACTATTTTTCTCTTTTACGATTATTGAATTTACTTGCAACTTTCTCATCAGAAGACTTTTGTTTCTCTTCTTGTTCCCAACCTCTGTTAAGCATTTTAGGAACATTAGGTCCAGAGAAGTATCCTGATAGATAAAGTTTAACCAGACCTTCTAAAGAATCCTTTTTATGCTCTAGAGCACGGACAGCACCTTTAGCCATGTCTGCTTCATACTTTGCTTGTAGATATAATCCGTTGTCTTCGGTATAACTACCTTGAACAATTATTGCAGCAAATACAGAACCTTCAGTAAGTTTTTCAATCTCATATTGTTGAGGATCTTTTCTAATTGCTTTGTCTAATCCAGCTTTGGTAACATCTAGTTTCTCTTTTGCTCGATCAACTTCTCTGTTAGCCTTTGCAGCAAGTTTGGTGTACTTCATCATTAAAGATGATTGACGCAACCATTCGAGATCTAGTGCGTCAGGATTTATGTCTAAATCCTCTTTGTAATTGAGTTTACCCATAATTTATGATTTTAGGATTGGTATGCAATATAATAAAAATAAAATTAACAAACAAGGATTTTTTACAAAATATTTTATCCTTTAATTACTTGTAGACAATTGTATGTGAGTTGTGGAAATCCGTTTGTAAAGTTAGGTTCCATAAAACACTCTAAAACCAGAGCACATTGCTCATCCCATTTGTTTAAAAGTATTGCTTGAGCATAACCTAACACAACCCTTCTGATTCCTTCAGGATCCTCTGTCTTAAGACCTCTTAAAACAGAATTAACCTGTTGCCAATTAGATCCTTTTTTTGTCAATAATCTGGCAAGCTCTATTGCCTGAGATTGTATTGCTGCCTGTTGTTTAGCAGTTTCCAATCTGTCATCCTTATCAGCAGCAAGTACTTTTTCAAGTATGTTGATTGCAGCTCTAGGATGTCCAAGACTGTCTTGTATGATTTGTTCATACACTTCTTTGTCAACTTTCTCATCCTCAGCTTTAACAATACTTTTCAACAATCCCTTCATTTCTGTATCAGAAAGCACTTTAACCTGGAACTCTTGACACCTGCTTTTTACTGCCGGTATTAATTTGTTAGGTTCTGTTGTACACAGAATGAAGTAAATGTGATCTGGAGTATCCTCAAGTATCTTTAATGAAGCATTCTGAGCATCATTTGTCCACTTATGAACCTCATCAATTAAATACACTTTGCATCTGCCTGATGTTGGAGCATATTGTGAAGACTTAATAATGTCCCTAACAGAATCAATACCTCTAAAATCTGAGGAATTTATCTCTGTTAAATCATTACCTTTGCAACCTAATTTACTGGCCAGTATTCTTCCTAATGTTGTCTTTCCTGTACCTGTTTCTCCATGAAATAAAAATACATGAGGACAGGTGCTAGAATGAAGTACCATTTTATCTAAAATAGAAATTATTTCAGACTGACCTTTTACTTCTAAAAAAGATGTAGGACGATATCTAATGTATAAAGGACCCACATTTGATTTTTCTTGATTCATAATTAAATTTTATTAATTCTTGATAAAACTGTTGATGATATTCTCTATTATAGTTTGCTCTTACATTACAACTGACACATAAAGTAATCAAATTTTGATTATCACAATTTTTCTTGTTGTAATCTATGTGATGTACTGTTAGTGTGTCTGTAACATTTTTACAATTTACATTCTGACAAACATAACCGTCTCTTTCCTTAATTTCTAATCTCTTATCTTTATTCCAATCAGAAGAGTAAGGTAGTCTACCTATCCCACCCTTCCAATTAGGATGTTTCTCATTTTTATTTCCAAACTTCTTTTTTTCTTCTTCAGAGTAAATTTTACCGTAATTAGGATTTAAAGATCCTATTTTTCTTAAACTACATTTTAAGATTGTTTCTTTACTATGACATCTACCTTTTCCAGAGTCACTTATTTTCTTTTTTGTTTCTTCTGTATGTAATATTCCTAATCTTGCATTTTTACAAATTGTTAAAGAATCCCCTTTATGAACCTTTCCATAAAAAGGGTTATTTTCTCCTTTACGAGATTCGCTTCTTTGTCTATATTGATCTTCCGTTAAATTTAAAGACACTCCTTTCTTAGAATTTGATATATTTAATCTGTGTGTTTCAGAAAGCTTTCTTCCTTTTAAAGAATCACTTATATTTTTACAAGATTCTACAGATCTCTTCTTTCCCTTATTTGAGACACTTCTTTTCAATTTTTGTTCGATGGACAATCCTGTGTAGATTCTATTATTACCAGTGTGGTGGTTAAAATTGTGCCCAGAAAGAAACCTTCTTCCTAAATTAATATACCCTCCGCATCCACAAGCACACATCGGTTTTAATTCATTCATGTTGTTTAAAATTTAGTTTTTTTAATTGATAAGTAGTCATTTTTTTACAGGCATGAAGTCCGAAATTATAATATCCCATAAAACAAGGTTGTGGAAGTTGAGGTCCAATGTGATTTGGACAATACTGTTTCCTTACAGCAGCCTCATACAAGACATACTCATACCCGTATTTATAAACAGAAATAATCTCTCGTCCATCTTCCGTAAATTTAAGGTTAGCCATAGTAGTAAGGTTTTAGTCTTTTATTTTCTCTGCAAAACTACCGTCTATTGGGTATTCTGCTATTTCGATTTCCATTGGTACAATAATCCACTCAAATGCTTTTGGTAACTCTTTTGTTAAAATTTGATTAATGGTTTCTTTAATGTAGTCTTTTTCTGACGGATGCACATCTAAGACAATACTGTCATGGATTTGTCCGACAAGTTTTGTATCCCATTTCTCTTTCTGCATCCTAGCATCTGAAGCAATAAAACTCCAAAGCAATGAATGGAAAGCAGATCCTTGTCCTGGGTAATTGCATACTTGTTTCTTGTCCATCAAACCAACACATCGGAATCCTGTAGGTATGTCAAAATACCCTTTCTTTTGATACTTTTTCCACCATTTGTCTTTCCACTCTGCATACTCAATAAATCTGTTACCCCAAAAGTCTTCCTCAGTCATTTTAACATGTTGAACAAATTTATCAAAGTTAGTTAAGTCTTGAGATATTAAATGATCAGACAATTTAGCATCCCCAATTGGTATGCCCATCCCAGGTTTCCATTTCCCTTTTGGAAGCTCTCCCCAATGCCCGACTAAACCTTCAGCACAATTTTTATAATAACTCCCATAAAACTCTGGAAACACGAAAGCGTTTTTCGCAGCCTGTCGCAACACCCCATGCCCAGTAATACTTTTATCTAGCTTATCTAGTTTAAAGAGCTGCTCAGCCATGTCTCCGTGCATGTCAGTTGTAGGATCCTCAATGTACTTTATTAAGTTTTTGTCTTTGTTTATACAGGCATTTGAACGTACTTCAATCCCACTAAAGTCAGCCTCCATTAACATGTGTCCAGGTCTTGGATAAATTGCAGACCGAACAATCTTCATAGCCTCTTTGTCTCTGTTAGGCATATTTTGGAAGTTCGGGCTATCAGAACTGCTTCTAAATGTTTGTGCAAGGTGCAAGTTAAACACAGGATGGATGTACCCGTTGACTTGTTCTCGTTCAATTCCGTTTAAATAATCCCGAAGTTTTTTAAGCTGCTTTTTCTTTAGTAGCTCATTTAACTCTGGGATATTTAATTCCTTCATTGTTTCATCATTCGTAGATCCCTTCCCGCTTTTAGTTTCTCTTGGAGGTTTAATTCCTTTAGTCTTGTACAGAAAGTCTGCAAGCTGATCTCCACTATTGACGTTTATTGCTTTGGTAGAGGATTTAGTCCAGTCCTTAAAAAATGTAGTCTTTTTAAAGTCTGCATCTATACGTTCCATTTCAGAAGTCAAATACTCCTTTGTCTTAATAATGTAAGGCACGTCAACTCTCAATCCTTGTTGCTCTGCCCTAGATAAAGCCAGTACTCCGTCATGGAGTAGTTTATAGGCTTGAGGTGTTGTTGGACTAACATTCATGAAATTCTATTTGTTTTAGGTTTGCAGCTTTTACAATTTTAAAGAATCTTCTTTCTGCCTTTTTCCTGTCCAAGCAACTAGGCATTGTCTGAGCATACTGTAATTTATTCTCTTCTATACGTTTAAGACATTTCTGGTACGCTTGTTCATTACTCTCATGAGGATGACAAAGAAGCACAATAAAATTAGTACCTGGAAACATTGGGTAATTCCAATCCACTAATCTAATGTCTATTTTTTTAATTGTACATTTCATTACTGTTTTCATGGTATTAGACTTTTTTGTAACATTGCTAATCTAAACTCATAAATAGAATCATAACCGCAGTAAATCAATAACTTTTCTTCCCCTCCCGGTATTTTAAGAAGTTCATCAATTTTATTAATTGCATTACCGTTATCATTGTCATCCGCTTTTAAATAAGGAGCAACTTCAGAAGCATAATCAACAACTCCGAATCTAACATACGTTTGGAACTTTACATTTGTGATTGAGGATCTGTTGTCTAAACAATGTGTCATTAACATTGTGTCCATGTGCCAATTGACTACAGGAGTCTTTAAACGTACACTAGACCATGTTTCCTCAAATTTCATATTCTGTGCAATTTTCCTGACTTTAGGATTTAAAAGGAAATCAACAAAAGGCTGTCTTCCGTTCTTTGTCTTAGGCATCATAAATACATACGCAAAATCTTCACTGGTAGCAATAGAGCAACAAACAATACGGTGTCCTGGAGCATGAGGTTTGATGCCTGTTGTTTCATAATCAAATGCAGCAGTACCTCTGATCTTAGACAGTACGGACAAATCTTCAATAATTTTGATAGTAGGTTCTTTGTGTACAGGAAAAGGAACATCTAGACATTTGATTGCCTCTTTTAAATCCTCTTTCCAAATTACTGTCAATTCATCCCTTTGCCATTGATACACTTGCTTAGGTTCATAAGTTGGGCAAACCCAACATTTATAATCTTGATCAGGGATAGTCCAGCCCCGCCACTTGTCAATTTTATCTAAGTCCTTCTTCCAACGATGTCCTATGAGGCTGAATAAAGCTGAATTCCCGAGGATAATTATTAGCTTAGGCTTTTTATCCTCTATTAACTTTAAAAGCGTTTTTCGGCAGCATTCTACCTCATAATTAGTTGGTATGCGGCAACTGTTTTCCTTGTCCTCAACATAGCAGCGGCAAGCATTAATGCTCAAGCAATCTTTAAAAAGATCAACACCTAGATTTTCTAAAGTCCTTTCTAACAGTACACCGTATCTGCTTTGGAAAGGTTTACCTACTCTATCATCAATCTTTTCTATTCCGGAACCTACAATAAGGATTTCTTTCTCAAAATCCCCGAAAGCTTCCATCCTAGAATGATCACAAGTTTTATAGGCTCCACATGCAATGCAGGTATATTTCCTACCTCCTGGACGATCTTTAGATTCTGTTTCTTTTTGTGAAAAGAAGCCGGTCATTTATGTATGCTTTTGGATTGTTTAACTCTGATTTTATTTGCCCAGCGTGCCAAACGACTTTTTGTGTCCATAGGTAAAAATACAGAATCTTTATCACCTAAAACCTCTTCTGCTTCTTTTTGCAAATTGTCCGGAACAGGGGTAAACTTCTCAAATTCAGGATCATTTATATCAGGACGTTCCCTTCTTAGTTCATTGGTTTCTACATTCATGATTGTTTATTTTGTCGTTAAATTTCTTACACTCTTTGCAGGTTAACTTATTGATGTGCTCATGCAGACATAATTTGTCAAATTCTTCTTCTATTCGTTTTAATGTTTGCATTCCTGGTAGGGATAATTTTTCGTTATCTCTAAGAACTTGGAAGTATTTCTTTGCGTGGTTCATTTTATTTAAATCGGTTAGCAACTTCCACAAGTAACTGCGGAGGAAATTTATAATAGAAATCGTCACTTAGAATAGTAATACTCTTTTTAGAAACATCAACATAGACTCCACTAAAAGGAAAAGGAATACTTTCAGGAAAGTTTTCTGTTTCACATTTGCAAGCATAATAAGAAAGAGGCATTGGTGATTTAACCCCTCCGTAACATACTTGATGTCTTTTAGTGAAAATATTTACAACTTCTGGTTCTAACTTCTTAATCAAGTATTTAAAAACCCAATGCAGTTTCTCATCAGTTGTGTATTCTATTTCTTTGTTTCTTGAACGTATCATTTTTTCAATGCTTTTAAAGCTGAGACATACACCCAATTTGGTCCTTTAAACTTTAGTCTGTTAGTAACTAATCTGCCTTCTAAGGACTGATTAATAATGCCTTTCAGTAAGTATGGGGTAATAAAGAATTCTACTTCCTCACCTTTGTAATCCATGTCAACAGACTCCTCAAACCATCCTGACTCAGACTCTCCTTTCATCTTTAGTTTTTTACTTTCTAAAGTGATTTGAACAGTCTCATCCAACATGTGATCCCTTTTAGCAAAGACAGCAGCTCTGTCTAACACACCTGCAATCTCTTTAGGTAGTGTAAACTTTGTACCTTTCATGTCAAGTATAGGATCTGTATTTGGAAACTTATCTGAGAATACTCTGCAAGACAAAACAGTACCTGCTTCATTCTTAAAGTGAATCCATCCGTTTCCTTTTGCTACTTTTGTAGGCTTCAGTTTGTACATAACTACCGCAGCTGGTACAGGTAACAGTATATTGTCTAAAGGCATCTTTTCAGACATTGTGTACTGCATAACTCTTAAGTCGTCTGAGGACTCAATAATACCATCTTTCCTGATATGTATGCAGGTTAAAACAGGACGGGACATATTCCTTGAAGCACAAGGCATAGCAAGGTTAATTCCTTCTAAAAACTGTTTTGGAAGTTCTTTCCACTTTTCCTTGTAGGCAATTTCCTCTTCCAAAGGAAGTTTGATTTCTTGCTGCAAAGTTAAACCTGCTTTCGCTCTACCAGACTTTAAAAGTATTTCACTACCTTTGATGTCCATGGTTACTGTATCAGTAGAAAACTTACCTAAAATCTGATAAAGTTTTTCTGCTTTGATAGCACCGGTTAATTCTAACCCTTTTATTGGGTGTGCAATAGAGATGTCATCATTGTATGTGACAATTTTGTCTCCCATAAATGCAAATGAGGTAGATTGTTCTACCAACTCTTTGTTTGCAAGTCCTGGTTTGACAATCTCCAATGCTTTTAATAGATCAATTCTGTTAATTTCCATTATTTGGTATTTAGATACATTTTAAGATCTTTTTCTAATTCAGACACTCTTTTAAACTTTGGTAAGTACTCTGCAGGTATCCACATCCTGTTTTTCCTGTCTGGGCGTCCTCTGTATGTCAACTCATAATGTTCTTTAGGAATGTCCGTATAAGGAAATAGAACGTACCTGTTACTCTGTTTGACATACAAAAGTAAGAACACTTTGTTTTTCAAGAGATACTGTAATTGAGCTTCGACTCTTTCTTCTTCGGTAGTTTTGTCAACCATTTCCTCAGAAATATTACTGTTGGCTCTGCTGTCAATATTGTGCAAAGTTTCTACAACAATAATCTGAGTCAATAAATAGTTGTTTTTATCTTTACCAAAGTAGATCCTTTGTTTGTTACTTGTACCGTCAGACTTGTCTTTAAGACACTCAAATCCTGCTTTTTTCAATAAAGGAAGAACGTAGGAGTGGATGTCAGATAAGTTCTTATCTGATCCTCCTTTGTAGCCTGATCCTTTTTTCTCTTCTTCTGGAAACAGTCCCATGTTCTTATCTTTTAAAGATGACAGAAATCATAACAATTAAAACAAGAACAAGAATTACGGCAGCAACACCTCCCCATAAAGGAGCAGTTACCCACCACCAGGACCAATCAATTGTGTGTGTTAATTTTAAAATCAAAAACACAATAAATAAAACGGTAAAGAAACTTATACCGGATGTTGAATTACTTTCTTTTGACATGATTAGGTATTATTACAGATTGTTAAAAATAAACTCAAAATTGATAAAAGTAAAGCTACTATTGAAACAACATAAGCAGCCGTCTGATTAGTAGGAGACTCTTCTTCCATGATTAGGTATTTTTAAGTGATAAAACATACTCTGCATTCTTTTCGTAGAAAAAGGATCTAAGAGTTCCTTTTAATTTAGAGATACTTTCAACAGCAACACCTTTCCAAAACTCATCCTCTTCACTTTTGCTTAATATTCCAGCAAAGTAAAAAGTCATGTATTGTGGACATTCTCCTTGTACAGGTGGTGTTGATTGCCTAGTGTGCATACTCCAGGGCCAGTTTGGAACTGTTTCCTGTATAACTTCAGAGAACATGAGATAATTCCAAACAACTCGTTGGATAATACTTGCTCCTAATTGATCAATAGTCATCCCATACTTCTCAAGACGTTTGTCAAATGCTTTTTTGGTATGCTTACTCATTCCTCCCAGCCAATTACCTGCTTGAGCTTCTAAACCAAACCCACATTCATTTTCTTTAATGATTTTAGGTCTAGCAGATACTTGGAAAGTACTTATCGGATTTTCTTTATCCTCGATCGGAATTACAATAGACCCGAAGTTAGCAAGTTTTCTGCAAGTTGCACTATCCACAGAATACCAAGAGTAACGCTTCATTAAAGGTAAACTGGTACAAGCAAATCCATGAAGCTTAACTTTTGGAAATCCGTCACTGTCTAATAAATGATCTTTAAACAGTTTATCAAGCAAAGGGATTAAAACACTTGTCGGGTTAGGTACAAGACCTCCGATTGCTATGTAGTCATAAGACTTGAGATAACGCTCTAACCATTTTACGTCATTCCCTAAATGCCAAACAGGAATAGGGTGCAAGCCTGCCTCCTCAAGAATCTTTTGATTTCTGTAGGTAAGCTGCGGATTGTTAATAACGTCTAAGTTGGAGTAAACATTAACTTCGTCACTATGTTTCAGCATGAAATCAATGTAAGATTGTCTATATGCTGCATACTCCGGTTTGTCTACATATGAGTAATCGTCAAATTTACGTTCACTCATTTTAGTACCCATTATGCCTTTAGCATCAGACAAAGCATTCCTTGACAATTTGTTGTACAAAGAAGGTGCACCACAGTCAATAAAGACTTTGTAATCGTAGATAGAATGTTTCATAATTCTCGTATGATTTTAATCATGTTTGGAATAGCATCCTTTCCTTTCTTCATAATAGTGTAATGTTGTTGATTCATGGATAAGTCAGGGTAGTGCAAAATAAGCATCCTGATTCTGTCTACTAAATCACATTCACAATCATATTTAAAAATAGGAAGATACATTTCGGAATAAGACAGTCTGTTTGGTACAAGTGGTAAGCATCCACATATAACAGATTCTTGCATAGCAATACCCCAGGTCTCTTGATCAGCAAACGATACAGAAATGTATGCTTTTTGAAGTATTTGGTAATACCTGTCTTTTGTGTCACAGAACTTCTTTGTCATACAA